GGTTCCAACCAAATCTAACGCCTTCTTCAATTGCCATCTCCAATACTGGACGGAATTTGGGTTTCATTCAATCACCTCCCAGTGTGCGTCAGATTTGTCACCGAAACGATTAGTACCACTACGAGTACTAACCCAGAAAAAGTATTTGCGATTTTCTGATGCTAAGAACAACTCACCACCAGTATCTTGCTCTACAATACAGATGGGGTTATTGTCCATAATGTTAGCTAGACGGTTCTTCGCCTTGCTGCTTTTGGGTTTGACTGTTACCTTTCTCATTTTTGATCTCAAGTTTGAGTTTGCGGATACCAGTAATAAAGTAAGCAAAGTCTCGTGTCTCTGTGATACGTTTAGTTTCACCACAGACATCACACTTTGCTTCATACACAGATGAACAACCTACAGAATACACGCCATATTTCTGACCACAATCAAAGCATGTATTGTATGCTGTCTCAAGTTTCTTCAGCAGTGCTCGTTTTTCTCGGATAGTAGTCATCAGGGAACTTTTTGTCTATGAGGTAATCATACAGCAACTGAGCGAACCCGTAGTGGGGTCGTATGCCAGTTTCTAAACTGCCACTCGTTGCCACCGTCCACATGATGTCTAGGTGATTCTTATCAGGTATCGGTTTCGGGTTCTCCATCATGGCGCAAATCCTCCATTAGTTCATCAATTGAATAAGTTTCTACTTTACCTAGCTCAATATCTTCTACCATCTGCAGTAGATATTCTAGGAATTCTTTTGGGTAAACATCATCCTCGTTGAGTGATGCCCAGAACCATTCTATACACTCTGTTTCTGGATCTTCTACTGTTCTAGGTAGAGCATAGTGATCATAGTTGAATGTCATTAAGTCAGCCCATATGCGAAATGTCATTCGCATACTCTGCCATCCTGTCATCCAGCAATGACCAATCCAATATTCCCACCAGTTCAGAGTAGTTTTTGTTTTTGCTGTACTGTACGCCATTATCGTGATGTCCCAGGTAGACTACTCATCTTCCATGTATAAGAGAAAAGGTCTATGTCAAATCCAAATTTATACACCCAGAACATGAAACTCAGCACACCACTACTACCAGATGTGATCTGCATGTATGGCCAACTAGGATAATCAGACCAGGAGAATGACCACTGTAGGAATGATCGTCTCTTGATAGGTACAGGGAAGTGCTTATTGAAATTCAATAGTTGGAAATACCACGTATCACCAAAGTCTTCTGAGTATGTGTATCTAAACAGATCTAGTTTTGCGCTTGAATAGTTCATAGTCCATTACTTTGCCATATTTGAAGTGTATTATAGCACGGGGCCAGTCTTCCCACTCACCACCCCATGTTGATGTATAGACTTCAACATATTTGGTGATCATGCATGGTTGATATCTACCATGAGCACCAGTTGGTATCCATTCGTAGTTCAAGAAACCACGTTCGGGATCATACCTAGGATCATCCTGTTTGATAGTCTCAAATATATGAGTACCGACGTAAGTTGGATACCACAATTGACCAGCAGGATCTAACCAATATGCTGTCATGGTGCCACCAATACCATCCTCAATATCTTTGGTTTGACACTCTACATTTGTGAGTTCTGGTCCTAGATCATAGGATGATCTAAAGTAATCGAACATGCCCATGATAATTATTCAAATGGTTTGGTTCTACTTACACGCATATCCTGTTGCTGGGGCGTGTCATATGGCGTGACGCAAGCAACAGAAATTTCCATCGCTTTAGATGCTTTTGCCATCTCACGATACCCAAGTCCAACATACAATTGTCCACCACATACAGCGGCTGCCATAATGCCCCAGAACACATAGTACCAATTCGACTTCACTTGCCCAATTGGTTGACGGAAGGGGCGCTCACGGATGGTCTGTCCCCTGTCGGGGCTCTCATACACAGTTTTCATCGTCTTCTACCTTACGTAGTACAATTTGGTCATCTTCGACAATCCATTCCAACAAGTCATCCTCTTGCCAACCAAGTTCATCGAGGAAGTCTGCTGGAATAGGCATGAACAAGTCACCATTGTCATCCTCATCGAGTATAACAGTATAGTCTGTATTCTGGATTGTATCGAGTGATGTATTTTCGGGCATGGTCTTCACATTGGAAATAGCAGGTTTTCTTTTCGCTTGTATCTTCTAGACGATATGGGAACATATCGACATATGGAAAGAGTGCTAGATCAGAAGAATATACGAGCTCCTGTGACTTCGTATTCTTCGTCTTTCGTGTCGATTTGACTGGTGTTTTCGCTACCTTGCTCGCCTTCTGTGGCGACTTCTTGGCGCTGGTTGATGGCGTTTTCGATGATGTCTTCGATGGAGACTTCTTCGTTGTCAGGGTCGTCAGATTCTGCGATAACTTTTTCGCAGTGCGAGCGGACACACTCGATGAAGTCTTCTTCTGTCCAGTCGTTAAGGATGCTTTCTTTGGGGTCTTCTTTGTCCCAGTCGATCGTGAAGGTGCCATCAGTGTTTTCGATTACGGAGATTGTCATGTTCAATAGTGTCGAGGTGGTTGAACACAGGTGAGTATAATGCAAATAGTGCCCAACCCACAGCTGCTGAAATAATTAGAAACTCAAGCATTAATAGTTTCTACTTCTACTAGTGCTTCTTTGATCGCTGTTTTCAGATCACGATGAGGAATGAACACCTCATCAATTTCATCTTTGTATTCTGGTTTTTCATCCTTGAAGGCATCAGATGTCTGATAAATCAGAGATCGTGTGATATCATTCAGAACTTCAAAGCACGATCCAGGGAGATTAGAGTAGTTACCATTCCCCTTGCCATACAGTTCTTCCCTCACCTTATCCAACATAAACTTGTATGTGGTAAGATTATCTTCAAAGATATTGTAATACAGTGTTTCGTCTTCGGGTGTCTTGAATTTAGGAAAGTTCATTTTCGTCAGGGTTCTTGGGATTTGCGAATGTACCGAAGTTGTAAGTGTAGTACAGGAAGTTGTTGATGCTACGCTCGATGCCTAGACTTTCTTTGACTGCTAACCAGCTCTCATATTCTAGTTGTATGTCTGGTCCCAATTCAAGCGTCACTTCCATCTGCTTCCCTCTTTTGTCTGATGTTGTGTAGGATGCTCTCAGCTAGAGCGAAATTGTCGTTGTTGTATGCTGTAATATAATCCAGTATGAGAGACCTGAGATCAGGATCTAATGGATTGATAGAGTTGTCCGAGTTCATCAGCGTCATAGAATAACGTAACTTCGTTATCTAGTTGTTCAGGATCCAACCATTCAAAGAACTCGTCAGCAAATGCCAACGCATCATCAACCCGATCTTCAGTAATCAGTTGCTTAAAGCGAACACATGCCCACTCGTAGATGTCATCACGATACTGGGAAATCCGCAGGCAGTCTTCGTTGTTCATTTTTTGAAAAGAGTAAGTTTGTTCTGGAGGTGATCGTAAGACTTGAATTCTACATCATGAGGGAGCGACCTGGCAAGGGCGGCGGCGAACTCATTAGGAAATTTACTGAATACACGCCAGTACTTGGCGGTTTCCTCATAGGTCAGATCTTGACGAGGAACCACACTGATACTATACTCACCCATCGTATAGCGATTGGGGAATGGTTCTACCAGCGTCTGGATGTATTCAACCAGTGGATTGTATTTCATTTGATAAAGACCTCCAGGTGCTCTTCAGATAGTTTAGCGATCTCTTGAAGGTGATAGGCAATGTGAGCTACATACTCACGCTCTTCATCTTCAAGATTGTCCCACGCAATATCATATGATCCTTCCCAATCAATAGTGCCATCTTCGAGCACAGGAGCACCATAAATGGCATCTTTGGGATGATCGATAGCGTAGGCGTTGTCGTTGGTAACGATGTAATGCATGGCAGAAACGAACTCTGTAGGTAATTTAGCAGGACTGAGAGCGGATGTCAAGCATCAGCGAGCGTAGAGATAACCGCCAGACCAGTCAGCATTCTCCAGCAACCACTCACGATCAGCAATCAAGCGCAGATCGTAGCGCACACCTTTAGCAGGTGCCTTCCAGGAAGCGGATTTATACACTTCACCAGTCTTTTTGTCCACGAAAGCATGGACAGAGCGGGAGCTACCACCATCAATCATGATGATCTTGTGGTATTTTTTACCGCTCTCGATCACATAATTGATGGGCGAAGTGCCTTGCTTCAGTTTCTCGATGCAGGCAGTGTGATACTCAACATTCTCACCCTGCTCAACATAACGCTTGTGTCCACGAATAGCACAATCGTGGTAGTTTTGAACCAGAGCATCACAGAGCATGTAGCAGTGCTTCAGAACGTTGATCTGAAGAGTGTTGCGGGCAGTCTGCTCAGAAACGAACTGGGCGAAGGTGGTGGTCATGTGTCTCTCGCTGATGTAATCAGTATAGGGCAGATCAGAGCAGTTCCAATGCCTCCTGTGACAGCTCTTCAACTGGCACATCGCTGTCCCAGTCATGCTCAGAAAGGTCTAGATCATATGCATCGATCTGATCCAGGATGTAACGGTCAAGCAAAACTTCTTCCATAATTAACCAATAACTCGATAACAAACGGTAGCGTTACCCTTACGGGCAGATTGAATGTGAGAGAAAGCAGAGTAAGATAAATCTAAATCTGCGTGAGAATATGGCCCACGGTCGTTGATACGAACAATGACCTGCTTGCCATTATCTTGGTTGGTCACCCTGATTTTACTACCCATAGGTAGATAAGGATGAGCTGCAGTCCAACGATAAGCATCAAACCGTTCACCATTAGCGGTTTTTTGTCCATGGAAACCATCTCCTACTCCATAAAATGTGGCAATACCACACATCAAACCAGCAATAATCATTTGGTCTTAGCAAAAATACAATCAGGGTGTCCTTTGGGTAGTTCAGCACAAGCTTTATCGTATGCTTCAAACATGTTCTGATCTCTCTTAGCGAGAGCAACATTATACATCAGAATGCTGATAGCAATAAGAAAGATGTAAGAGATTTTCATTTGATGTGACCTTCAGCAATCTGGTTGACAACGTTACGGGCAGACTTCATGAATTGAAAGGGAGTATAAAGTCCCATGTCTACACCATCAAGAACATCAGAACCATTGTAAGTGTTGACAATCAACAGGCAAGCATCATAGAGAGCAGCAAGGTGCTCTTCTTTAGATTGAAATTGCATGGCGTTGTAAGAAGGAAGTGTCATGATCAGTTAGTAAGTCAGGAGTTCCAATAAACATCATACTCTTCTTCAGACATGGCAAATACTTTCGCCATCTCTTCACGGTCTTCGTCAGAGATATCGAAGATCTCGCCAGGCATGTCTTGGATTTCATCCCACATGGGGTGGTGCTCCGTTGATTACCTTGTAATTATAGGGTCAATCCAGCTCGCTCAAGGCGCTCTGTAGACAGTTCCACAACTGGCACTGAACTGCCACATCATCCACGCCATGATGCTTTGCTGTCTTGCGACTGTCACGGGGATCGTGTCCCCAGAGCAGATCGATCAGAAACTTGATCTGCTGGGTGTCCAGGGTCACGTTGGTGACCACAGAGGGGCAAGGATAGGTCATAGGGGTCAGAGGGGGGTTACAGGCGCTCCTAGGCGCCTCAGACGAACGACAGGACGCTAGGGCGAAGGGGCTTCAGGATCTGCATGGCACTATAGGGTGTGGTATCTTGAATGTCAACCACTTTGCCAACTGTTTTAGAATTTACTGGTGCATAATAGCACCGTTTCTTTGTATCATAAAAACCCCAGATAGACTTTGGAGTTTCATCAGTATAGCTAAATTGACCATGATTGCAAATCCATATGGCAACCACGTTACGTTTATGTTCTACAGTTTCATAAGAGTATCCTTGCGGAGGTGTGTGCGGAAATTCAAGCATCTTTCTTCATATGCTCACGGACACACCCGACGAATTGTTGCCATTCTTTTTCTGAGAAGTTGTCAGAAGCATAAGGGATGCCAACAACAGCAGCACAATGGCGACGGATATTTTCTGGAGCAACATAAGGATCTTGAAGAGCGGTGACAGTAGCGAGAAAAATGCTAAACATCAGCAGCACACCATCATTTTGATACGGGGAGAAGTGTTAAACTTGGTCACTTGATAACCATACTGATTGATACGCTCATCTGCTTGGCGCTCCATATCACGCTTGCTGATCAAACGCTCGCTCATCTCCGCACCATCAAACGAGGTAACTTGAACAAACTTATCGGTCATACCAGCAGCAGGGTAAAAATCAACCTGCATGGCGCCTTGGACAAGTTGCATGGGTGTGTCTCTCGATTACCTTGTAATCATACAGCGTCCAGGTGCTGGGTCACGGTGGGGTGTGCCAGTTCCTCAACTGGATAGTTTGTGATGTAAAGGTGCTGAACTTTGGCATTAGAATGATTTTTGTTCTTCCCAAATCGTTGGGAGTATACGAAGTCTTTGGTCATGATATTATAGTCTTTATAACTGTCACGATAGAACTCATGATCAGAGTGAATTATCAACCACTTAGCAGATGTTGTCTTGAGACAACTCAAGAGCTTCTCATGTAGACTTGAACCACCATCTCCAGTAGTATAACCAAGACGATCTAGGTAAGGTGGATCAATGAAAATAAAGTCATTCTCATTGGCATCTTCAAAGCAGTGCTCAAATGAAGCATGAGAGATCTTACATTTCAAAAGAAAGTCATGGTGATCCTTCGAGAGATTACAAGAGAATGATTTGTAATGTCCAAATGGTACATTGAACTCCCCATTTGCATTATACCTTTCCATACCAGAGAAACACAACTGCCGCACGACAATGTACGAGAGTGCTCTCCGCAGAGGATCTACACAATCCCACGGTTGATTGATTGCTTCTCTAGCTGAATAAAACTCTATCTCAAGATCATCATGCTCTAGAGTTTTGATGATATCAACTTTTTCTTGAAGTTCCTGATACTGATCCGATGCCACAACCTGATAGAGATTGATAATATCTCGGTTGACATCACTCAGAATAGACTGTCTCTGATAGTGAAATGCTACAGCAGCACCACCACAAAATGGTTCAATAATCTTTCCAGTAAAAGAAGGCAGCAAACCCGTGATCGTTTTGATCTCACGGGATTTGCCACCTTGATACTTAACAATAGGTTTAACCATAACGCTTTTCCGCAAGAATAGGACCAACAACTTCACGCATAAACGTGAAGTATTCTTCAATGGTAAATGGGCAGTCAATCATCTTCATCATATCAGAGACACCAATGATCTTCATGCCTTTGTTGGTATATTTTACCTGCCACTTATGTGGCACAGCATCCACCACAGGGCAGAAATATGCTCCAGTAGCGTCCTCCATGGTCGCCAAAACTGCTTTGATCTTAGCGTTAGATGCTTTGTCCTTCTCACTGTCAAAGTTGAGATTGCACTTGCTCTCAAGGTAGAGTTTGTATACGTTCTCACCGACTCTATACTTAAACAGATGATCAAGTTGGCGCTCATCTTTACCAACCATGATCATGTTGTTCTCTGCAATCAAATTTTCAGCGTTCTTTGCATCGCTGATAACTTGGTTCCAAAACTCTTCAATCTTATTACCAAACTGAATTCGGATGCTCTGAACGCTATTCTCAGGTTCCCACCCAAGGCAGGCATCGATATAACTCTCTACCTTTGTGGGGTTGATGGAGAGAATGAGGGGAAGCAGATGACGCTCTAAGTAAGACATGTGTTTGATTGATTACCTTGTTATTATGCCATAAAAAAAGAGGTCTGGTCAAGACCTCTGTGACACTTATTCAACTGTCCCCAAAAACTGGGTGAATTTCAGTTTTAGCATGTTCTGTCATGTTAACATGCTGCTCCCACAAGATCGCATCCTCTAGATTGTAGAAAATAGCTTGTTGTTTCGCCTTCTTGTTCTTCTTTTGTTTGATCCACACAACAGCGTACTTCATTCCAATGCTCACGAAAAACTAGTAAATTTGCCTGATACCTACCATTATGCTTGGTTTTATCAGGAATGTCAAGAAAACAGACTGTGATGTATCCATCATCAATAAAGCTGATCCAACCGTGTGTCCCACGGTACTCTACCAGCATACCGTATTCGAATTTCATGCGTCTGGTGCGTCGATGACTTCGAATGGTTCTCTATTTTGATTTTCTAGTTTAGGCAACCTAAACAATTGTTTTAGATCATTCAAGTCATCTAATTGACGTTGCAACTCATCAACCTGTAGTTGGAGTGCCTGAAAATTATACTGGTTGTTAGTTTGAATTTCTAGCAAATTCTCAACCACTTGTTTCAAATCATCTTCAGTCATAATGGCTCAGTTGTCGTGACAGTTCTACATCAATACCAATCAGCTTAGAATACAAAAACTTCTCGTATTCGTTACCTTTCAGCAGTTCAACGAGGTTATTTATTTGCATCTTAGCAAGGATCAGTTTAGTTTTATCGTCCATCAGTAGGAAGGTTCACCAGGAATGTCATTTTGTTCTTTTTCGTCCCTGGGTTTGCCATGGACCAGCAGCAGGGCACCCTCAGCTTTCTCAGCGAAGGTTTTATGATAAGTGTTCATTTCCACGATGATGTCACGCAAATCGTTATAGAATTCAAGGATAGATGTGCTAGCATCATCCAGATAGTCATGCACAGCGTCAGTCAGACGATCCTTACGCTGCTCACGGTAACGTGCTTCCCAATCTTCATCGATGTTGGGGCGTCCTTCAACAGTCATAGTAAATTCGTAGGGGGTTTGGAGTTTCATTTTAGCACAATCATTCAGTAGGGGCAATACCTTTGACAAAGATGGCATCCACAACACGCTGCAGTCGCTTCTCAGTCTGCTGACCGTAGTTACTAAACACAGGAACAGTAACGAAACCAGTAGATTTGCGATACAGACTGAGCTGACCAGCAGGGATCTTACCAGACTGAATATCAGCGGCATCCTGCTTGTCAAGACGGATCACACGACCGATGGTTTGCGCCATCTCGATCACAGGCAGGTTACGCAGCAGAATACAATGGGTCAGACCAGGAACGTTGATACCCTCAGACAGGATGCTGTAGTGGAACATGATGAACTTACGGCTGGGATCTTTACCCCAGAGGTCAAGAGTGTCAAAGAATTCTTGACGACCAACTTTCTGCTTGTTGATGTAAGCACCGTGCTTGCTGGTGATGTGGAGCACATCATAACCACGAGCAGCAAACTCTGCCATCACGTTGGTGTTAGAGAGCAAACGCCACAGCACACGAGTGTTAGGAGCAGCAACCAGGATCTTCTGGGCACTATCCTCATCGAGTTGCGATACGATGTCAAGCAACACCTCACGGTCATTCTCTGCAGCAAGCAGAGACTTGTTACGCTCAATATCGACAAGGTGAGACTTGATGGTAGGAGGAATGATACTACCGTTAGCTACCAGTTCAGGAGCAGGAATGTTGATCAGTTCCTTACCATACACATCGGTATTGTGCATACTGATGTTGCCACCACGATACTTGGGGGTAGCAGTAAAGTAGTATGCGTTACGAGCAGTCAGACTAGCAGCAGCAACTTCCATGTAAAAGTCACGACGCACAGAGTTGTGTGCCTCATCATAATAGATCAGGTCAACATCAATACCTGCCTCGTTGATACGACGCAGAGAGTTGTAAGTGGTAAAGATAATCTGGTGAGAATTGGCAGCTTTGCAGATGCTATCGTGAATAACAATCTCACGAACTTTGGTGGTGTGGTGGCAATCAACCTCACCGCTGTGAACGTGAAGCACAGTAGCATCAACTTTGCCGTTCAGTTCAGACCAGAACTCTTCATACAGTTGAACTGCCAGCAGGATGCGAGGAGCGCACACTACAACGGTCTGAGGGGTCTGTGCTGCCTGAAGGCGACGCAGACAGTCAAGGATCATCACGAGGGTCTTGCCGCCGCCCGTAGGGCAGGTGACACGACCGATACCAGCAGTCAGCAGGGCATCGAGCATACGCTGCTGGTGGGGGCGGAGGGTCAGGGTCATGCGGTTCGCTGTTGATGAAATAAGTATAGGGCATGAAAAAGGGGGCACAGAGCCCCCTTGTGACAGTTTTTGAAGTGGATCAGAAAGAAACCCTGATCGCTTCTTCTTCACCTTCAATCTGGGGGATCCAGTAGAGTTCCAAAGGAAGAGAATTAACATCGACCTTAGGAAGTTTGAAGCTAAAGAGAGAACCAACATTAAGCATACCCTCAACTTTGGAGATATACCAGTTGATAGTGCTATTCAAAATGTCGTTAATAGCATCGACAATTTCTTGACGCTCAGCCTCAATCTCATGTTCACAAGTTGCTTTACTAGCGCAACTAACACGGACAGTTTCACCCGCCAAAACAGCTTCAAATGCCCACTTCAGAATATCGTTAGCATAACGATATGTGAAACTGTTATCAAGAACTTTATGGCGAGTACGGGCACCATCAACACTAGAGTAGTTGTTCTCACCAAACAACTCGTTTTTCTCGTACCAATCTTTGATCTCAACCTTCGAAGTGTTAAACACTCGCTGAGAAGGTTTCTCGTTGCTGAGGATTTTGTTACGAATGGTGCCGATAGTAGATTTATGCCCCTTTAAAGGGAAGTGCTCATAGATACCAGACACAGAAAACAACTTTTCTAGATTTTTCTTGGTGCGGGGGATACCTTCATCCTCCATAACACGAGAGAGAATCAGAAAATCTGCACTAGAACAGTTTTGAGGGTTGCCACCGTCAGTAGCATTCACAAAAATACCGCTCAAAGTCATAACTGAACTGTCAGAAAGACTATCAAGCAAAGCGTCACCAGTAACCTTACGACGATAACGAGCCACGGGTGCAGTACGCCAATCATTCTCCTTCAAAGCAAGAAGAAGGTGGCGGTGATCGAATTGCTCTTCTTTATCTTCAGAGATAAAGACACTAATAGGCCAAGCACGAGAGAGCCAACGGTAACCAGAAGTAGAGGCAACAAGACCATCAAGTTTGTTTTGGATTACCTCAGACTTACGAGGATAGTTTGCTTCTGTGGGGGTGATCTCACCAACCTGACGAACAGCAAAATCTACATATTCTAGAAGAGGATACGAAGGTCCATCTTCTGGGTCAATCTCAAGATACGAGAGGTTGAAATCTTGCGATTGATCGACTACAACTTTCTTAAACATAATTTTTTGGAAGTAATTGTGCGGTATGCTCAACATCGTTGAGGCATGAGAGTAATATAACAGAGATTTTTGGGTCTGTCAACCCCCTGTGACAGTTTCCTCATCGTCCACTCGATCGACAGATGCGATGTCACACACAGGCACCTCATGTTCGTTAGCAATCAAATACCATGGCATGATTTGACCATGATACTCTGGATGAGCTTGATATTCAGTTGTATATTCACGATCACCAAGATACTTTACTTCTGTATCTGGAATATTGTGATCACGCAACATCGCTTGGAGTTGCAGGTGGATCAACTCAGGTTGTGTGGGGACTTGCATTATAAAACTGGATTGTTTCTAGCAGTTTAGGTTATCTACAAACAGTTGTCAAGTCCACATCGGACCACACGCCCATCCAACTAAAACTTTACGAATACCAGAAGTAACTGGCAAAACTCTATGGCTAATTAATGATGGAAAGACAAGCATATCTCCTTTATTCAATTCCATAGTTTCAGTTACTGGTTTATCTCCATGTAAAGATTGAAATTCAAAGGATCCACCTTCATAATCAGTTCCAACTTGATTTAACATCAAAGTCATCGATAATTTTCTGATGCTGCCATTTTCAAATTGCATCCAATCTGTATGCCAGGTATAGTGTTGATTAGTTTCATAAACAATATACTGAATTGGAACCATGCTATGAATAGAAAATCTCCAGAGAGATTTATTTGCCTTGATTAATTCTGAAAAAATAAAATTATTGACATAATCATCATTCAACACAGATACTCTGCAGTCTCTCACATCATTCTTAAATGATTCTATATTCTCTTCGTGATTTTTAACCTTTCCTTCTTCCCAATTGGATTCTAGTGTATCGATGTATGCACTAATTTTATCAATTGTTCCAGCTGGCAACGATGCTTTTGCCCATATAGTTAATGGATTTGTAGAATTCATTCTTTTTCTTTCAAATCATTCAAATACTCTGAGTATCTTTCCATGTAAAGATCTTCAACTTCTGGTAACGGTGATCCAATTGATACTACAGAAGAGAAAGATACATCAAATTCAGTATCTGCTGATGCTCCCATCCATGCAAGATAATTCACATCAAATTTTGTTTGTCCATTTTCATCTGCATTTGGAATAACAATAATCTTATAGGGAAAATGAAACTTAAATCCTATGATATTATTATCTGTGTCATACGAATGACTAACTTTACAGATTACTTCTTCTCCAGTAATCAACTTAATAATTTTTGTTTCCATAATAATAAATTATAATTTAATCTTTTTTGGGTGCTATTACTAATCCTTCTTTTAATAACATTACTGCAACATCGGCAACAGTTTGATATTGTCTGCCATCAATTACAGTAAAGGGAGCTCCTTTTACCTGTGGATATTCTGCCATAAATTGATCGACAGGAATATCTTGTCCTACGACACATTCATCCCACTCAAGGTTTGCTCTTTTAAGCAAAGTTTTTAAATGAGCACAATAAGAACATCCAGGGGATGTATAAATTTTAATTTTCATAAATTACGCTATCCGCATCTACAACACGACAGTGGAAATAATATTCATCCGAAAGATCTCCCAACTGTTCTCTTGTTGGGAACCAAGATTTAGCATTAATTATAGCAGAATCTGACGTAGAAAATTTAATGATATTATCTTTACCAGTTTTGATGATCAAGGTTAGATCTTCTGGTAAAAATTCTTCGTAATATTCATAAACTCTTTTTTTCAATTCGCTATCTTCACATAGATCTAGTTTTGTGTTTGTAAAGTATACATAGACACAATTATTTTTTTCGGAACTATCGTAAAGAATATCCAGTATATCTAAAGAATTGAAAACTTCAATCATGAGTTATTTTCCTCCATTTCTGCTATTTGCATCAATAAATTATCAACTGCTTCTTCTGACTGATCTTCTGACCATGGACTATTTTTGTTAGGAGCTGTCAGATATTCTCTGTATGCCTTATAGTTTAATGGATTGGCAACAGATTGTCTGAGCATTAGATATTTAACAATTCTTTCCCTGAAGTTATTAATGTAATAACCAGATAATTTAATGTAATGATCTGTAGACTCAAGATATTCTGATTTATCAGGAGAATTATCTTTATAAAATATCATCCAATCAAATGGGGACATGGGGAAACGAACGTCAATAGGTTCATTAAATTCTTCGATCTGTGGAATATTTCGTAACGCCTGTCTATATTTAATCCAAAGAGGTTTATCTTCTTCTGAAACTGGACTGTCTGGTAACATAGTCCAATCCGAATCTTCAAGTAAAAAGTTTCTAACTAGACGAATTCCAAACCAACTAATATTTCTTGTTTCATAATATGCGTCTGATAAATCTTTTTGAAAACTTTCCTTCTCGATGCTATCCATCAGATAGAAAGCTTCTTTCAATTTCTCAAAAATTGTTTTCCCTTCTGCTATGTCAGGGGATTCCATTTCATAATCTTTCCATTCATACTCGTTAGTAGTAAAATTCTTTACGAACTTTCTTCTTTTAGCATGAAAGGCTCCAGTATCGTAGTAATTTAGCTGGATTAATTTGTCCTTATCGGTATCCCAATTAGGATATAGTAACGGACCAATATGTTCCGTCCAATAAGTGTGAGTTATTTCTCTTTCGATTCCCTTATAATTTACAATTTTTTGAATTGAATTCAATTGCAAAATTAGTTTAGGAACATAAGATTCTGTTACGATACTCATGATTTTAGGTTAGAATGCCTTTATCAAGTATTTAGTCAAGGCATATGGTTCCAATAATGGTATGCTTCTAACTGGATCTAATGCTGGTGTTGGATTTAGTGGTGTACCAGCAGTAAGAGTAAACGTCATATCATTTACTTCAATACCAGCAGTATATGGAGAATTTTGTGATCCCTCAATAATATAAACTAGTTCACGATTTTCACTTGAGATTTCACCTGGAGTTGATATAAATCTTTGTTCCGTTGCAAAGTCATAATAATAAAGGAATTCACAAATTCCATAATGATCATTATTACCACCATTATCATTAGATACGTTTGGTGTTATTCTTTTTTGAACTATCTTAAATCTGGTTCCAGGAGCTCTAGCATCTTCTGGTAGATTTAAAGTATAAGTATACCACAGAGTTGCAGTATCTCCAGAACCAGTTCCATCATAATTATTAGCAATATCTGTATCAGAAGGTCTGGGAACTAATATTCCAATAAAATTGGTGGTCTCTGGGAAATTTAGAGTTGAATCTGTATTGTAATACAGAAGCAATTCATCACCGCTATCATCTGGTCTTTCTCCACCGTTAATATTATTTCCTCTGGCACACTTAACTCCAAACTCTTTAACTGTGGTTGTATCTACACCAGTAACAATAATAAATCTTTCGAGTTCTGGACCACCAAACTTAACATATCTAGTATATGCTGTAGAACTACCAGCAACAAGACTAATACCTGTTACAACGCCACTAGAGTTTATGACCGTTGTTGCTTTGGTTCCAGCGCCAGCTCCACCCAAAAATCTAACCGTAGGGGCAGAAACATATCCACTTCCGCCATTTCCAAGAGCAACGCCAGTAATCACCGATCCAGAAACTGTACAAGAAGCAGTTGCTCCAGAACCAGTTTGTTGTCCCTGAGCAAGAATTTGAACAACTGGTGCTTGTGTGGTAGGTAATTTAAATCCACCAGCTGTTCCAATTCCAGTTCCACTACTATAAATTTCTATTCCACTAGATGCCTTTATAACAACATCACCAACTGTTAAATCACTATTTCCACCACTTTCACCCAGTAATTTTTTCGTAACTAGTTTTACATATCCATTTGATGCTTGATCTGATGTTGTAGCATTTGCTACTTCATTCCAAGTAGAAACACCATCAGTTACAAGTCTGTTAAGACTTGATGTAACTCCAGTAGCACCAGTTCCAACAGTAATGGTAACAGAAGAAGCAGCAGATGCTGTTAAAACTGATGATGGAATTTCAAATCTAGTATAAGCACCAGCTCCCCCACCACCAGCTGCTGAAGACCAGAAACTTCTATTTTCACGAACAGTAGCTACAACTCTACCATCAGAGTAGATAGAATTACCACTAGAGACAAGATCAAAATAATTTGTTCTGTAGCTACTCAATCCTCTGGCACCGCCATATCCACCACCGTGACCACCAGCTCCACCACCGCCGCCACCAGGACCACCAGCAGATCCAGCACCATCTCCACCACCTTGAGCGTTTCCAGTTTGAGCGGACGTTCCAACGCCGCCACCGCCGCCACCGCCGCCACCTCCAGTACAACCGTAGTTTCCTCCAGCTCCACCAGCACCAGTAAATAGTGATTCGTTTACTCCTTGAACACCATCATTAATAGCATTACCAGTTGCATCGTCTCCACAAGCTCCTTCGCCAGCGCCACCGCCGCCACCGCCGCCTCCAGCGCCTGCAACTAATTGACCAGTAGCAGTAAAGAGAATTGTTGATGCACCACCGCCGCCACCATTTTGTAAGTATCCAGCACCACCAGGACCACCACTTCCAGTTGCATCATAAGTTGATGTGGCAGTTCCCCTACTACTTCTACCACCTTGTCCAGGATAAGCAGTAAAAGATCCACCAATTACACTATTACCATCTGGTCTTACAGATAATCTAAAAAACTTTCCAGGATTTCCTCTGCCAGTTACACAACCACCAGCATTTGTGCTGTATTGTCCAACTCCAGTTGTATATGATCCACCGTAGTTATCGCAGTTAACTCCAGTGGCACCATACATATCAATATATGCAGCTATAACTTTATATTTTGCTGCATCAGCACTTGCCATTTGGAAAGAACCTGTATTTGGATATGCTACAGTTGCAACTTCTCTATCCAATTGAGATGCAACAGCAAGAAATCTTCCTAGACTACCAGAACCATAAAGTCCAGAAGATCCTGGTTGACCTTCCCATGGAGTATTTGTTTGTGTAAATGGTGCTGTTGGAGGTCCAGTATAGATGCCATTCCAGAATTTTCCAGAAGCACCTTGCCCACCAACAGCTTCTGTGGTTTGCTTGCTATTAATGACAGTTATTGCGCTAGCATATGTTCCAGAATAAGTAAGTGCTCCACCGTTTCCTCCAGCACCACCAGACTCCAAATAAGGAGCACTACCAGGAATTACGTTTTCTGGAACTGCACCACCACCTCTACCACCACCAGCAGTAACAACCAAATTAGAACTATTACCTAAAGTTACAACAGTATCTCCACCATTAGCACCAGTTGTTGTCCAAACTCCACCAGATCCGCCTGCACCATATGCTTCAATTTCCAACGCAGTAACTCCAGCGGGAATTGAGAAAGTTTGTGTTCCTGGATTAGCATATATGTAATTAAAAGTTTCATAAATTGGTGTTCCACCAATAGTGACTGTTCTTCCACCAATCACAGAGCTCTCAACAAATGTTTTTGACAAAGGTTGAGCTGTATCAGTCACATCAATAAATCTTCCAGAAGGACCAGATCCATAATAATTTCCGTTTGTCTTAATACTACCAGGACCAGTATCTCCACCCTGCCAATTGTATATGTCATAACTGGAAACGTTATTTCCTGGAATTCTTCTCTTACTCAAAGCATGTGAGTGAGTTAATTTCAAACCATTTGGTGGAGAAAATCCAGCAAGTCTTCCATTTCTATTTCTATAACTTGATAGATATGGATCCTCATTTCCTCCAGATGGGAATCCTTGAATCCCTGGTGCTTCTGAGTGTAGTAAGTAGTGATTATGCTGTGGTACACCATCTAGATCGGAATCTCCAAGAAGGACTTTAACTTGTTGCTGTCCTATGACACTACCTGGAATTGTTCCAATAACATTAGTATATCCAGTTGTTCTTATGTTACCAAGATCAAAATAACCTTTTTGTGTATCCTTAGAAAAATACCAAGATCCACCAGTAGCTCGTACTGCCATCTCAATATTTCCAATTGTTGGAGTACCAGAACCATAAACTGGACCATATCCAACTAATTTTTTGGCGAGAAGATCAGGAACTCTAAAAGTTCCCATCGTTGGATCAGGCCAAAACTCAAAAACATTATCCCTAGTTACATCTGTCCTTGGTGTTCCACCGTAGTCATTTCCAATCACAGAATATAGTAGAGGATAATCACTTATTTTATATTCAGAACCATCACAATAAAGATAACCATAATACTGATAATCTGGATTATTTTCTGGTTGTGCATTTCCAGTTTGAGTGGAATAATAAGTAGCACCATTTAAAGGAGTCTGAGATGGTATAAATTGCGAGTCAAAAGATTTTTTGTTTGGTTTAGTTTTAAGAACATTAATAATACTACCAACAGAAACCATATCAGGACCGACTTCCTGATAATAATGTTTTCTCTTATTTCTATAGATCGGATTCTGTGCTGGCATGGTTATACTAAGTTTTTATTAAATATTCAACAACAATAAATGGTGACGTAGCTACATCTATAGATGCTATAGTAGATGGAGTTAGCTGTAACGTAGTATTTAGATTGTCTGGTTCAATCAAAGTAGCATTAGTGACGATGGAGAAAACTGGAGTTCCTCTAGTAACTTCAATTTTATGATCATGTATTGTTGGATCTCCATCCAAATCAACTTCCTGAACTTCAGAATAAACATTAGTTGCTTGTGGATAAACTTCAGATGATGTAATATAGGAATTAATTGGTAAAACATCATCTAAAGGAAGACCTTTCCAGTCAACTGGAAATTCTGCTGCTGGATATCTAAAAGTTTCTTTCGCTGTTCCAGTATTAGGCCAAGGGCAGCGATCACATACACCAAATCCAAAAGCGCCACAACTACCAGCAAAAGAAGTATAATCGTTGTATCGTGTTCCTTCAATACCAAACCAATTCTGAGTCAGATCATAAGTAACTCCATCTTTCAATAAGCAATAGCATCGCAAATCATCAAAAGAACAACCAGTATTACAGAAGTTGTATCGTTGAATAACTTCTGTTGCAACAACAGCTGGATTTGTATCTTGAACCTCTGATCCAGCAAGGTTTCCAGATGCCATAGCCCAGCAAGCAGGTTGTCCACTACCAGGAGAATTATTATTTGGATCTCTTGCTTTTGTGGCATTCAACCAAGAATTTATATTGATTGTACTGGCAGATTTAAAGTAATTAATTCCAGCTGGAGTGTCATTTAGATTTCCACTTAATGTTGGATCATTTGTAAATCCACCAGATAAACCAATTCTAACAACACCAGCCATGTCGTATGCGTTTGGTACATTAAGAGCCTGAGTTACGGTTCCTTGTTCATCTCCTGCAGGATCAGTTGGGTTTAAAGTTATATTTCCATTCGCATCAGTTCCTCTTGCTCTAACAATTTGTTCTAGTGTAATTCTAAAAGTTCCAGTTCTATACTGCTCTGGTATTGTTAAACTCTGGTCTCTCCAGTTAGCATACTGAGAATCATAGCTACTCAATCCCAATCCAGATTCTTGTCTTGCTGGTAGAAGTGGACCAGAACTTTTTGTTCCATCTGGCCAAATAACATATATGCCTTCACCTGGGTTATTTGGTCTTTCTCCACCATTTGCATCATTACCAACAATAGAAGTAATTGTTATTAGAGTATTTCCATTTGTGTTAGTTAAATCAACAGAATATCTTCTAACTTCTGAAAATGCTCCAGCTCCACCAAAAGCAACATAACCAGATCCATAACCAGGACTAGCGAATCCTCCTGATTCTCCAGTACCACTACCATATCCAACAAATGCTGTACCGTTGTAACTAGGATTTAGCGATGGATCATTAACACTTATAATATTTTCTGGTAGAGGAACAACACCACCAGTAGCTCCACCCTTGTTTAATAATCTAACTCTAGTAGTATTACTAAAGTGCATGTGAGGATGAATCTGAGCATTTTCAACCGCTTCTGGATCCGTTCTAGAATTAGTTCCCCAAGTCCATTTGGGTTTACCTTTTAATGGAATCGTTTGTGCAGGGACAATAAAACTTCCGCTATATGTGACAGTAGCAACAGATCCAACATTAGAAGAAATATCAACACCCATTCCAGATCTTTTAATGAATGTGTTGTTTTTTGTCTGCTCAATTATATTGTTAAAAACTCCAGCATCACCACCAGAAACTGGTCTTGGAAATTTTGATCCTAAATCTGGCACAACAAATTCATCAGTACCAATTGTAATTACAGGATCTCCATTTTGATCTAGTTTTGCAAACTTACATGTTGGTCCAGTACCACAAACTTCTGCAAGTAATGGATAATCTGCAGCTTTATACTTTGATCCATCACATCTTAGATATCCAGCAGGAAGTACTTTTGCATTATCTATATTATTTGGATTATTTGGAGACGCTACTTCAACTGGCCAAACAATGATGCTACCAGTTAGCGTTCCATACTTAGTTCTTTCTCGTGTGTAATGTACTGGCATTAGAAAACCCTAATAATATACACAATATTTTGTGATGGATTAGCAATATTTGCTGTAATATTTAGAGCACCAGTTAAGGTTTCGGCAAGAAGATCACCTTTACTGACATCATTTACTGGATGCGTTGTTGGTCCCTTCAATCCATCTCCCATACTCAATTCAAATGTTCCATGATCATGTGGTCTTAACGTTGCTAAAGAAGGATCTTGAGTAGAAGGAGTATTACTCAAAGTGGTTGGATATGTTCCATCTCTAAAAGTTACTTCTCTCGTTTGACTACCACTTCCTCCTATATTTTTACTCAACTCTACTTCATAGGTATAATTTGATGTTCCCAATCTAGTAATACCGACGACTTGCGTTCCTGGTTCCAAATATGTTCCAGAGAGATCAGAAGTTTTTACTAACATGAATGGTCTAATCTTTGTTTCATCAGTACCAATATCACCACTCACAACAAATTTAGTTGCTTGAGAAACTAATTGCACACTTGTAGAGAAGGCTGGTCTATTTTCTGGATCATCAGAGATTGCAGTTGGTCCAATATATGGAGCTCCTCCAGTACCTGTATTATATCCAAAGTAATTTCTAGTACCAAACATTTCTATAGGTCTTGGAAAATATCCAGTCCATGCTTTCATAGCATGAGTTGTTTTTGCTTTAGCTGTAAAAGTATCAGTAAAAGGACTCAATCCCTCATAAACATAATCCGCTGTGGTAGAAGGTGGAATTTGAGAATAATCATTTTGTGCTGTACTTATAAATTCACTAAATTCGCTAGTTTGAATTAAGGTTGTATCATCATAATATGTTACGAAACCAGTTCCACTACACCACCTAGCATGATCTGCTGGACGTTCTGCTCTAAGCCAACTAATACTTGGACAACCAGCAGCTCCAGATTGACTTCCACCAACTGTGAATGTAGATGGTTCGAACAATTCGGGACCAGGACCACCACCAGTTGCTGAAGTATAATCACCAGGGTGATTGTGAGATGGGGTATGTCCAATACTCAATTTTCTTCCAATAGTATAAACTGTTGTGGTAAAAGTTGGAGGTGTTATTGTAATATTAGTTTCGCCAGTTCCACCAGTTATTTTTCCAACAAAAACGATATCAGATGGTATAGTAAATACAATATTTGTATCAGCGGATATTAAGGTTGGTATTGATTTTGATAATCCATCTTCAACAACTAAAGATTGTCCAGCAGAGTCAACCAGTTGAGTGTAAGCATCTTGTTGTCCAGCATAATATCTAGAATCAAATAGCATCGATGGTTCCAAATCTATCATAAGTCTTCCAACTAGATTTGGAACTTTGACGGTTCCAGTATAATGTGGAAATGTCCCTGCAACTTCAGTTCCTCCATAACTATTGCCAATTATAGAAGTAAAAAGTGGATATCTACTTGCAGGCCACACAGCTCCATCACATAGTTCCCACCCACGAGGAATATTCGATGCTAGATTACCATCGTTACCATCACCCGCCCATGGCATAATTGTGCCAATTTTGGCGGTTTTCATGGTCTTTAATTGACCGTATCTTTGTGCCATAGGATTTAAATTATAGTTCGACTAACCACCAACCACGAAGATTGGAAGGAATTTCTGTAGCATTTGGATCATTTGGAGCATCAGTATTACCAACATATAGAAGACCGAATGCTGCGTTTCTTGTTTGAACAATTAGTTCACCACCGTTATAAGGCGCTGAAAGTAATGTTGTTCCAGTACCAGAAACCAATCTCGATCCAACTGTGTCACCTTGAATTGCAACTGGGTCTGTAGTTGGTGATAGAGCTCTGATTACAAGATTTGTATTGTAGCTAAGATTACCAGTCAATTCAACGAATCTAATAATATCTCCAGTTACAGCGTTAGATGGTAAGTAAAGAACCATGTTACCACCAGTTGATAGATTCAACAAGTAGTTATTATTTGGTTGTAGTGCATTTCCTACTGTTTGTCCAATACCAGTTGGTGATTGAGAAACATAGGTCCATCTTCTACCACCATTAGCAGTAAAGTATTGAGTAATACCAAATGCATCAACGGATCCATCTTGATACATGATGAAGTCTTTTGGACCAGATGCTGCACTACCAGCGGATCCAAGATTATCAATATGTAAAATCTTGGTTGATGGAGATGCAGTATCTCTTACCTCGCCCTTGACATATAGACTAGATCCCATCTCAACAGAACCATCAAGTCTTCTGACTCTGAAGTTTAGATCATTATTACATGATCCATTTTCTTGACATTGTTGGTTATAAACCAACAGATCACCAAAGATATTAGCAAATCCGTTGAGATACATACCAGTCTTGCCAGTATATTCGTCAATAATTGCTCCATCTCCAGAGTGTCCATCATCATTAGCAACGTTGAATACGATGGTAGTTCCATCGCCACCAAACATTCTCAAATTACCACTAGTAATGTTTAGATCACCATGAGTTGTTAGATTTCCACCACCGAAGAATCTATCAAAATTGTTCTCTCCATCCAATCTGACAGACTTAGGAAGTCTTACACCAAATATTGGGTCATTTGCGCCATTAATGCTGTCTGGATAGAAGAATTCATTATCAATTCTGATGATATGCTCATAATCTAGTTTCTCTGGAATGAGGTCTCCGTTTACTAACTTGATTCTAATCTTATTTGGATTAGTATTTGGAGATTCAACAGATACTCTACCAGTAGCAGGAATTGCTTCGGAAAGAGTTGTTGTTCTGAAATCTTTTTGGATTTTAACAACTACTGCTCCAGGTTGCCATGCTTGTGCTGTTGTCGTTTCCTGTGCTCTACCACCAGATGGATATGTACCATTTGAAGAAGTTGGTAGGAAATGAATTCCTGCAGTATCTCCAGTACTTGATATAAATGGATTATCAGTAATTCTGATAATTTCCATCTTAGTTGTTGTTAATGTGGTTCCATCAACAATTGCAACCAGATCTCCCTTGGAGAATCCGCTGATACTTACAACAGGAATATTTGATGTTGATGCTAGAATTGCACCAGTTGCTTGGTTAGCATAAGTTGTTGTAAGTGGACCACCAACCTGAATAGTAAATGGATCTCTACGATAAACATAAACTGGTGTTGTTGTGCTATGGGCAGCAGCGGTTGTTCCCGCAAGAGATCCAATTGCAAATACGGTAGCATAAGTGCTTCCTAAAACAGTATCTCCTGTGCAAACATCAATTTGTGCTGTCGTGTACAATTCATTCTTTAATGTTAGTTTAGTGTTGTCTGCTGTTCCAGCACCACCACATTGACCAGTTAAAGTAAGATTTCCATAGATGAATGTTGATGTATTGATATTACCAGGATCACCAAGAGAAACACTACCAGTAACACTATCGACTTCAAATACAGTTTCTTCTGCTTGTGTATCACAACCATTCTTGATGCTGAACTTCTTAGCGACCTGAGCCAAGAGAGAAGCAATCTTAAATACTTCGCCCTGATCTGCTACACCATCATTATTGCTATCATTTCTATCAATAATTACATAATCATTTGTCGTTAGCTGTCCACCAAATTCCGCCAGATACACATTCTCCTGTGTTCCAGATGCATCAATACCCTGAGTAATCCAAGTTGCATCAAATGCAACGTTTACTTTCCAAACGTTTGTTGTATCTGGGTGATTTGTCTTGATAGCAGTAAATGTACCAAGTGGTTGACGACGAACCTTGAGATAGTATGGTGCTTCTTCTGCGCCCTGTAGTCCATCTTCAGTAATTCTAACAATTTCTGGATGTGTAGAACCAGTAATTGGAGTATCGATAACCATGTAATCGCCAGCCTTGAAGTATGGGGTTGGCTTATACTTCATAGGAATGTAGTATTCTGATCCAGTTAGTGCTGGTAATGTAGCACCTTCAGGTCCAGCTCCAGGAATTGCTGCTTGGAAGTTAGAAACACCAGAATTTCCACCCCACACTCCAGCACCAGCAGTATCAATTCTGTTGAAACCAGCAGTTAGTTCTGCTGGAGTTGGTGCATTCTGATTAACAACGCCAACAACAAATACATTAATGATGTCGATATTAGAGTTATATGTATTTTGTCCAAGAATTCCAGAAGAATGACTGAACGATGTAGATCCTAGTTGTGCTCTATTTCCAACGAAGGAGAAGGAAGCAAAACCTCCACAAAGAGTTACATTTGAATTGAAGCGGGCGGCGGCATCTACAACTAGGTTATTTCTAACTTTAGTTTGTCCACCCTGACCACCAATATTGATCTCAGATGCATTAGTTGCAAAATCAAGAGTTTGAGTGTTGCCAGTAAAGAATTGAACAATACCAGCTTCAGTTCCAACAGAAACAACCATCTCTGGATTGAGTCTATTACCACCCTGAAGTTTGTTAGCACCAAATACTACATCTCCAGCAAAGTTAACTCTTCTTGTTCCAAAGGTTGTATATGAGTTAGAAGAGTTGTTACCGTATGCTCCACCAATTTGAACTTTAGAAATAGCACCAGCAGAATCTGTAATATCTCCAAGGAAGATATTCGAATGATCTGTGTTGTTGCCAATAAAGATAAACTGGTCATCTGTATATGCATCACCAATTTCGATATACGAAACATTATTAGCAAATCTGAGACCCTTAGAATTTGCCTTGCTAAGAACTCCACCAGTGACCGATAGTTGACCAGTAAATTGAGTTGAAGTAGAACCATTTAAGAAGTTAAACGATCCAGTTGTAATACCAGTTCTGACTTCAGCAGTATCAGTTCCACTATCAGTATAGATCTCAACATCACGCTCAAATCTAGCGTCTTCGGTAAATCTTGAATCACCAACAACAACAAGTGCTCTATTGAGTTGTTTATCTGCTACAGTTTCATCGGTATTAATACCAATTCTACCTAGATTATTACCTCTTGATGCTTCAGTAATTGCAACGGTTCTTGTATCAACTCTTAAGGTGCTATAATCAGTTGGAGATAGACTATCACCACCAACTACGAATGCATCAGCAATAGCATTCTTATCACGGTCAGCAAAATTAGTATGCTGTAGATAATTTGTAGTCTTCTTACCGCTGATGTAGGAATTACCAACGACATCAAGGTTTGCACGAGGATCTGTTGTAGCAGCATCAACAAATGCATTTGTATGTGCGCTATGTGGAGAACGAGCAACTGTGTTAATACCTAACTTGTAATTACCAATTGTCTCAGTTTCTGTTCTGATAGCTTCAGCACCAATAACACCAACTTCTTTCCAATTAGCGTTAGAGAACTCAATTATTGGAAGAGGTGTTCCAGCACTAGTTGCCTGAGCAATTAAACCCGCCCAAGACTGCACAAGAGCTGGTCTCTGAGCAAGAATCTGGAAGTAAACATATGGTTTTGATGGAGAGAAAGCATCTCCATTTGGAGAGTAGATAACCCAAGTTAGATTTAGATTTGCATCTGGATAATTCTTAAATCTGATCTGAGAAGCAGAAGTAATACCAATATCTTGACATGGAATAGTTAAACCAGTTACAGAAGATCTGAACGTAACTTTAACTACATTACTGCCATCAAAAATAACATTATCAACAGAATTATTTGCAATTACTTGATAGTAGTTTGCAAAGATCCATCCAAGAGATCCAGACTTACCAACTTCAGATCCCTTCAATAGTATATCACCAGTTGTTGGTAATACACCACCGTAAGTCACAAATTGAGCAGCATTAACTCTTGTTCCACCAGCAGATATTAGAGGTGATTGATTTGGTGTGATATTAGAAGCAACACCAAGAACACTATGAGTTTGGATTAGATATTCCTGACCATTTCCTCTGGAATTGAATGCAAATATCGCAGATTGAATTCTATTCTTACCAAGTTTAATGTCGCCCTTGCTAACTGGTCTGAATGAAGTTCTATCAAGTCCTGCATCTTGCTGTGGTTGAGGAGGAACAGGATCAACAGGAGAAACATTAGAACGAATGATTAATGCATCACGCTCTTGGATCAAATCATTATCCTGTACAGAGATAACAACAGGTGATTCAAAATTAGTTACAAGTGTTCCATCTCCACCAACAACAGTGAAGTTCTCATTAAATGTTACAGGAGTGTCAAATGTAGTGACGAGACCTCCAATTACGTCATTCTCATCACCATCATCGGTTAGACTTGCTTTATCAATAAATGTCTCTTCACCAGTGATAGCATTAATTCTTCTGTTACCAATGTAGAGATCACCCTGAGAGTTAATACCCGTGTAGAAGACGATACCAGCGTCCTGTTTCTTAGCTTGGGCATAGAAGTCCTGATCTGGAGTTAAGACGACTTCCTGACGAGCTGGGAGACCAGTGGAGTAGTTACCAGGACCGAAACCTAGGTATTCAAACGTATGGTTACCAGCACGAGCAATAGATGGTCTACGGAGTTCAACATAGTATCTCTGATCAGAGACTACTGTGCTGCTACCAGAGATTGGAATGATACGATCTTCAGATCCAGAAGTTGCATTACCTTCTTGTGCTTGAATAGAAGCATTTAAGGTCTTGCCGTATTTTACAACTGTTCCACTATATGTGTTACCAGCAAATGCAGACTGCTGAATAAGGTCACCAATTGTTTCTCTAGTTACAGAGTTCTTATAATCGTTAACTGTAACTAAACCATGAGTATAGTTATCAGCAGCAGATGATGTTGCTGGTGGATCGATAAGAGCAGCATAGTAATCCTTCTCTTCGTTAGTTGTTCCGTTCTTCTGGAACCAGAGAGGATCGTTTCTGTAGTTTAGAGGATATAGTCTGCTAACTGGCTGCGAGAACTTAAAGTTCTTGAAGTTGTTAGTTACGCCAGCACCAGTTGGGAATGGTGAAATGTTACCACGTAAGCAGGTTAGGTAGTAGATACCATCTTGCTGACCAGCAATACGACGCTGTAGAGTTTCAGTAGCAAAGATATAGAATGTATCTTCGATGATACCTGCATCTTCTACGCCAGCAACATAGTATTCAATACCAGCATCATCTTGGATCTTATCACCAGGAGTAATGGTATAAACATTAGATCCATTCTGTCTCCAGTAGTATTCAGGATATCCCTTACGAATAAGGGTCTTAAGTGGTAGGGATTTACCCATGTCCTGATCTTCTAGCATATCAGCGAAGACAGAACCCTGAGTAAATCTTACGTCCGCATACTCACTATATTCTAGTTTTCCTCCACCAATGCCCTTGATGATCAAGTAATGATCACCACCAACGCTATAGTAAGCATGAATAAAGGCAAATCCAGATGAAGCACCAGTGAAGAATACTTTATTAGCAAGAATACTTTGTGTCTTATTTGTTACGAAGTCGCCACCCTGAGGAGCAGTAATCTTCACAGTGGTAAAGATTTCGTTTCTTAATCCAGGGAAGTTTAGAGAATCTACAGTGTGATCGTATACAGTAAGTTCAAGATACTTGATATTTGGATCTAGAACATCTGATACATAACGACCACTCTGAATTGTTGCTTGAATTCCAGAACTGAACTTAGCAAATGCACGGTAATCAATACCCTGATTTGTTAGATCTTTCTTAAATGGATCATAAGCAGCTTCAGTATTCAGATCATTAGTTTCAAACTGTTCTGCTGTATATCCAATATACTCACCAGCTTGAACTGGGTTTTCAAACCTAGCACCGTATACAGAACCAGAAACTGGTTTCAATAGAATTTTCTGCGGAACTAACTTACGGGTGTCGTCAGTTCTTGTCTTGAGAACAAATCCATTGATAGGATCTCTTGCATTCTCAAGATACTTAGGAATGACGTAACGAACTTTATAGGTTCTATCATTAGCACCTCTAGTGTCATCAAGACGCTCATACCACATATCTGTGGTTCTTGGTCTATCAGAGTAATCATCTTCGTTAATTCTGGTAAAGATATTCTTAGCAATATCGTTAGGAGTTCCACCAGTAACAACATCCTTACACTGGATATACCACTTACCAGTGCTTGACTTAGCATCAGTAAATGATGGGTCAAATCTCATAGGAGATCTACGCTTGTTAGCATAGACATCAAATCTGATACCAGCTTGTCCAGCAAAGAACTGAATTGGATTTACATTATTAATTGCATCAGCATGAGTTTTGTGAATTGTAAATACTCTGTCATTCTGATAACGAGCAAAGAATTCTACTTGAGGATTAATTCTTCCAACATCAGAACTCTGAGGATTTGTTACTGCTACAGTTGGATCACTCTGATATGTCTGAGAAACTAATGGAAGTTGTCCACCTTCAATTTCTCTAAAGAATACTCTTTGTGGTGTTGTAGCAGCAGATGGTCTATCAAAGATGTGTGAAACATCTGTCTCAATACCAGCATTAACTGTATTGGTTAAATTACATCTATAGTTGTGAAGATCATACTTGTCATCTAATACAAACTGGTAGAGGTCAATTTCTACATTTTGATCAATACTTTCAGTCTCAGAAGCATAGATGTAGATACCAGCAGCTGCATTTTCCTTAGATGTAGCAAGCATCAACTTGGTTTGATCACTTCCATCGAAGTAAGTTGTGGTGCTATAATCTGCTGGTTGTGTTCTTCTGCCAGGAGCAATTACATAATATGTTCTATTTGGTTCGAAACCTTTTGGAAGTCTTACAAGTCTCTTGTCAACTTCAACATACTTACCAGTAGTAATATCAAAACGTGGACGTGGAACAAGTCTTACTGGAGTTCCTGTCTCAAAGTTGTGTGCGTTGGTTGAACCATAACCAGTTGTATCAATTGTAAAGACAGTAGCACGAGAAGCAAAGAGAGCAGTATTAACTGTTTGCTCTTGTAGTGCAACAGTTCCAAGACCACTATTAATGATCGTTGTAATGTTACCAATTAAGGTAATGATTGCATTAGCAGTGCTTGCACATTCTCTTTGAGTTGGAGCACTTGGAGTGAATGCAGTTGTGTCTTGGATGACATCAGGATTGATGTTCTCTGGTCCTACAGTTACTCTCTGTGGAAGAATATTTGCCCAAGCACCCTTCTCATAGGTGAAGTATAGTTTTGTGCTTGTGCTTGATTGTAGAGCGTTTACAGTATTACCAGTGGTAAATCTGGAATTTGCAACACCAAGTTCAATTGTCGTATTGCTTACAATTCTCTTTACGAATGTATCCTTTGGAATGTTGGTGTATATTGGAACAGCACCAGCTTGTAGAAGTCCATTTACATAAGGAGTTGGAGTATTTGCATACTCAACAACTCTCATTCCAATTACAATACCACGAGTATCCGATACATTGACAAGAGCAGAACCAGTAGATGTAACACAATTGACGGCAAGCATGTCAAAGTTACGCATCGCTGCAATCGCAAGATCGCCAACGTAGTTCCAAGCATCAATAGTTTCAGTCTTTTCCCCATCGATATAGGTTAGGTTGTTGCCAACATAGTATGCTTCACCAGCTTGGATGGAGTTAACGTTACCACCAAGTCTGAGGTCATTAACAACAGCATCAACGATGTAGGATACGTCACGATAGCACTTAGATTGCTTAGCATTAGCAATGAAATCTCCAGCGTTTACTTGTGGTAGACCTGCAAGAGATCCAGTGCCAACTGCATCAGTAACAATATCAAATAGGTTTTCAATTGTAGAGCGAACGTTGGCACAATCCCACTCACCGTTGCTTAGAGATGGAAGAGTGTTGAGGTTGCCAGCTTGCAGGGCGTCACAAACTATACCAATAAGAGTATCAATCGTTGATAGAACATCAGAACAGTTACCTAGAGCATAGGTTGTTGGTTGTGATGGAGCAACTCTAGTAATGCCAGTTAGGTTACCAACTCCACCATCATTACCAATTGCCTGAATGATGATACCAAGTAGAGTATCTACAGCACCAACTGCAGATCCACACTTAGGTAGTAGTTCATCAGCATCCCAATCATTGACAATTGTAAGATCTTTCTTCTGAGTGAATGTATTACCAGCAGATACAGAAACAGTTTCGTTTCTTAGAACTTGAATTGCAACCTTTTTAACTTCTGTGAAGACCTTAGCAGCTTCATCACGCTCAGCATCAATAAATGTCTGAATTGGTTGTCCGTTGAGTGTATTGGTTACATAGACATTTGCTGCGTCATAAGTCTTGGAGTTACCACCAAACTTGACGTTCCACATTACTGCATCTAGAACATCATAAACGTCATCAAGACAATCTTGCTCAGTGTTTCCAGTCTGTGGAACATAAGAAGGATATGCTGACTTCATGCGTAGGTATGCTTCCTTAGCAATGAACTGCTTGTTATCAAGAACAAGGTTATAAGCATCAGCATGAATGTCAGCAACAAATGCTGGATCTTCTGTGGTATCAAGTGTGAGTGTAAGATCTCTATTGTAGTACTGGTTATTAACAGCACGGTTCATTAGATCAGCAGCTCTCTTAAATGCTGTG